CCTAATGAAACAATCCTTCAACAGATCCGCACACCTTTAGCAACCGCTTTATCAGTTGTCGCAGGAAATGTTTATTCATTTGTTCCTGAAACAGTAATTCCACCAGCTGTGGTGGTTGTGCCTGATTCACCATACTTAGAATTTGAAACAATTAGCAAAAGCAATATCAGAGCCAAGATCAATTTTACTATTTCAGTTGCGGTTGCATATAACAGCAATCCAGCATCGCTCGACAATATCGAGCAATTAATCATAAGTGTTCTGGCAGTAATTCCAGTTGGATACATTGTCAGCTCGGTTGAAAGACCGACAGTCACTCAAGTTGGTGCATCAACGCTGCTTATCGCAGATGTTCGAGTATCTACCTACTACACGCAAACAATATAAGGAGAAATCATGGCAACAGTCGTAATTACCGGTCGTGATGTTGGTTTATCTTTCACAGGTGGAACAGATATTCAAGCACAAGCGACAAACGCAGTTCTAACCAAAGTCAATGAGCGTCAGGTTTATCAGACTATGGAAGGCGAGGCTTACAAAACCACAAACATTTCAGGAACATTCCAATTGGATATGTTGGCTGATTGGGGCAAGGCAAACTCGGTTTGCGAGGCTCTATGGACAGCTGCTGAATCAGCACCAGATACAGACATCAGCATGACACTTACAGCTGCATCAGGAGCACAATTTGTGTTTCCAGTAAAGCCAGAGTTTCCAACTGCTGGTGGTTCAGGTGTTGATGCTCAAACAGTATCATTCACTTTCACAGTATCTAAGGGCGCAGTAACCGAAACCTTTAGTTAAAAAATAAAACGGGAGCAAACAAATGAAGTTACCAATTACAATTGAATATAACTCAGGTGAGCAAGCAACTTACATTGCCCAACCACCTGAGTGGGCGAAGTGGGAAAAGCAGACAGGAAACACTATTGGTCAGGCATCCGAAAAGTTGGGCATTTGGGATCTTATGTTTCTTGCTTATCATGCACATAAGCGTGAACTTGCAGGAGATAAGCCCATCAAACCAATGGATATTTGGATGGAAACAGTAGCGGATGTCATCGTTGGTGATGCAAACCCAAAAGCCATAAAGCAGGAAGCCTAAACAGGTTATTGGTCGAGTTGGCAATTGCAACAAAGATACCAATGAGTGAATGGGTTGATGCGGATGACATATTAACAGCGATCGAGATATTGGAGGCAAGGAATGGCTAAAGAAACCATTGCATACAATAAAAATGATCTGCGTGATATTTACAAGGCTTTCAAACTTATGGATGACCAAGCAACAGAGGAAGCAAGAACTCAATCTGCTGCTCTGGCTTATTTTGCGTCAGAGGAAATTAAACAGGCAGCTCGAACTCGAACAAAGGCTGGCAAGGTTGCGGAAAGAGTCGCAGAAGGCGTTAGCATCTCTAAATCCAGTAAAATCGGTGAGTTCCGTTATGGTTTCGCAAGACAAAAGTTTTCAGGTGGTGCTACAACGCAAACCCTATGGGGTGGAGTTGAGTTTGGATCTAATAAGTTCAAGCAGTTCCCTACATATTCAGGACGGCAAGGCAGAGGTTCAAGAGGTTGGTTCATCTATCCAACCCTTCGCAAAATTCAGCCTGAATTGATTAACAAATGGGAACAGGCTTTCAATCGCATCATTAAGGAATGGGTCTAATGGCTACCGGTAATCGCACATTAAAGTTATCAATCCTTGCCGATGTTGATGACTTAAAAAAGAAGCTAGGCGAAGCGGACAAAGCGGTCGAAAGTAATTCAAGCAAGATTTCAGAGTTTGGCAAGAAGGCTGCTGCTGCTTTTGCAGTCGCTGCTGCTGCTGCCGTTGCCTATGGCACTAAATTAGCCGTTGATGGGGTCAAGGCTGCCATTGAGGATGAGGCTGCTCAGTTAAGGCTGGCTGCTGCCTTACGCACCGCCACAGGGGCTACTGAGGATCAAATTGCAGCAACTGAGGCTTATATCCTCAAGACATCTTTGGCAACTGGTGTGGCTGATGACCAACTGCGTCCAGCCTTGCAACGCTTAGCAGTTTCCACAAAAGATACTGACGAAGCCCAAAAACTATTAAACTTATCTTTAGACATTGCAAAAGGTCGAGGCTTAGCACTTGAAACTGTTGCCAATGCTCTAGGTAGGGCTCAGGATGGCAATACCACAGCTCTAGGCAGATTGGGACTTGGTTTATCTAAAGCAGAATTATCAACTCTTTCATTTACCCAAGTTCAAGAAAAATTATCTCAACTTTATGGCGGAGCAGCAGCTGCTAATGCTGAAACATTCCAAGGCAAAATTGATCGACTAAAAGTTGGATTTGATGAAGCAAAAGAATCGTTGGGTGTTGCATTACTTCCAGCGGTTGAAAGTTTTATTGGATTCTTAAATGAAACAGGCATACCAACGTTAAATGCGTTTATTGCAGGTTTGACTGGCGATCAAGGATTAAGTGCAGGACTGGCACAAAGCCAAAAGGGTGCTGAAACATTTGGCAAAGCAATTGGCGGACTCGCAGATATATTAAAAGGCTTGCTTAACTTTATTCGTGAAGTTATTGGCGGATTGACAGAGTTAGCAAATCAAGCAATTAGAGTTGTTAATATCATTAAGCCCGGAGGAGATGTTGGATACATTCCAAATGTTTCTCCCAGCGCAAGTCAATTAGGAATGCTTGGCGCAGCACCATTGCCAGCAGTTCCGGCAAACACTAGAGAAAGTCGAACACCAACAGTCACTAACATTACAGTTCAAGCGGTAGATTCCGAAGGTGCTGCTAGAGCAGTTGCTAAGGTCATTAATCAGAGTTCATCAAGATCAGTTCCACAGCTGTATAACAGCGGCATCACTAGAGCGAGATAATGTCAGTCTTTACTCCTGAATATAAGTTAAGCATCAATGGTGTGGAATACACCGATGTCGCTATCTCTGATATAGCCCATCAAGCAGGGCGTGAGGATATTTACGCACAACCAACGCCATCTTATATTCAAATTACATTGGTGGCTTTGAATAATGAAAACTACAATTTCCAAGTTAATGATGGAATAGCCTTACAAGTAAAAGACAGCACAAATGCGTTCAAGACTTTATTTGGTGGCAACATTACAGACATTACAGCCGAGGTCGCATCAGCTAGTAGCATTGCAGAAACTTTCACTTATACAATTCTTGCTTTAGGTTCATTGGCTAAATTGCCCAAAGTTATCTATGACGGCACATTGGCTCGAGATGATGATGGCGACCAGATCTTTGAATTGCTTGCTGATCTATTCTTGAACAATTGGAATGAAGTTCCAGCAGCTGAAACATGGGCAGGATATGACCCAACAACTACTTGGGCAAATGCTGAAAATCTAGGACTTGGCGAGATTGATCGTCCAGGAGTTTATGAAATATCAAATCGAGGCGCAGACCCAGATACTGTCTATAACATTGCAAGCCTTATTGCTGACAGCGCATTTGGTGTCTTGTATGAGGATAACGAAGGTCGCATTGGGTATGCCGATGCTGTTCATAGGCAGAATTATCTTGCCAATAATGGTTACACAGAGATTTCAGCAAACACAGCCTTTGGAGCAGGATTAAAGGTTTTGACTAGGGGCGCAGATGTCCGAAACGATGTATTCCTAAATTACGGAAACAATTTTGGTTCACAGGTAAGCGCAATTGATTTAGACAGCATTGAGGTATTTGGTTATCGAGGCGAAACAATCAACACAGTTTTGCATGATGCCACCGATGCTCAAGCTGTGGCTAATCGGTTTATATCCCTTAGATCCTATCCAAGAGCCTTATTTGACAGCATTACATTTCCATTGACTAACTCAGCCATTGATGATGCAGACCGAGATGCCTTGCTTGGGATCTTTATTGGTCAGCCAATGCGAATAACAGACTTGCCTGTTCAGATAGCCCCAACTCAACAGTTTGAGGGTTATGTTGAAGGCTGGCGTTGGAGCACTAGATTCAACGAATTATTTTTGACCATAAATCTGAGCCCGATTGAGTTTTCCCAAGTTGCAGTTCAATGGGAACAAGTATCAGCCTCAGAGGCTTGGAACACTCTAAGTGGTACACTAACATGGGAAAATGCGATTGGAGCAGTAGCCTAATATGGCAAACACAACAAATTTTAATTGGGAAACACCAGACGACACAGATCTGGTTAAGGATGGCGCAGCTGCTATCCGCACACTTGGTTCAGCGATTGATACATCTTTAGTTGATCTTAAAGGTGGAACAACTGGTCAAGTATTAAGCAAAGCAACAAATACCGACATGGATTTTACTTGGGTTGCTCAAGATGATAGCAATGCAATTCAAAATGCAATTGTTGATGCTAAGGGCGACATCATCGCAGCATCTGCTAATGACACACCGGCACGCCTTGCAGTTGGAACTAACGATTACAGGTTGGTTGCAGCAAGTGGTGAAACAACTGGTTTGAAATATGTTGCAGATACTCAAAACACAGTAATTGATGCCGAAGGTGATTTATTGGTTGGTGATGCTGCTGATGTAGTTCAACGCTTAGCCATTGGCTCAAATGCTCAGGTGCTCACAGTTGATACGACTGTTGATGGCAAAATTAAATGGGCAACACCTGCAAGTGCATCTGCAACTTTTGTTGGTTGTCAATTAGAAAAAATCACTACCGCACAATCACTTACTAATAACACCGATACAGCAGTTACTTTTAATAGTGAAGTATTTGATACTGATGGTTTCCACGATAACTCTACAAACAATTCAAGAATAACCATACCTTCGGGCAAGGCTGGTAAGTATTTATTAACTGCTCAAATTTCTTTTGCAGCAAACGCTACTGGCGTAAGAGTTGTTAAGATTTTCAAAAATGGTTCTATATTAATGTTGCCAAGCGTAATTGCACCCGCACCAGCAACTGATTTTACTGTTATAAATAATACAACTTTAGTCAATGCTTCAGTTGGTGATTATTTTGAAGTGTTTGCCTTACAATCATCAGGTGGGGCTTTGAATCTTAATATCAGTCAATCAAATGGCGTTGGCTGTTTCTTTGGCGCAACATTTGTGGGGGCATAATATGAGTTTATTTGATGACATTATTGAAGTATATCCAGAACTTACTAATACTGATTTTGGATTAAATGGCTCTATTGGTTTACGAAACGATAGTGATGGAATTGGTGATTACATTGAAAAGTGGGAATACACCAAACCAATTCCAGAGGGATTATCACTAGGCAAACCTTCCGCTTAATGTAATGAAGCCTTGGTTATCTAAAGCAGCTGTGCAGTTGCGTGAGCAGATCGATGATTCCTTCCCAGAGCGTTTGCGCAAATCTGATGGGTGGATTGGTGATGCTAGACATAGCGCACGAAAGAGCGATCACAACCCAGACACAAACGGATGCGTGCGAGCAATTGATATTGACGCTCGGCTTTCTGACGACAAAGGGCTTTCAACATATTTGGCAGATCAAATTCGATCATTCGGGAAATCCAATGGTCGCATCAGTTATGTAATTCATCAAGAGAAAATTGCTTCACCGATCTTGGGATGGCGTTGGCGTAAATACAAGGGCATCAATAAACACAACCACCACATCCATGTCAGTTTCAAAAAAGATCAAGATAAGAATTCAGACTTTTTCCACATACCACTACTAGGAGGCAACGCATGAAACTATCAAACAAACACAAGGCTGCGATTAAGTCATATTTAAGAGCTGTGGCTGCTTCCGGTATTACTGTGCTATTAGCGATCGTTGCTGATATCCGACCAGAGTTTGCGATCCTTGCTGGTGCATTAGTTGCACCACTTGCCAAAGCACTTGATCCAAAGTCCGGCAAAGAAGCTGATTATGGACTTAATGCGAAATGACAGCCAACGAATGGGTTGGTATTGCCGTTGGCGTATGCGGAATATCAACAAGTTTATTACTGGGTCTGCGCTGGGTTATTAAATCCTATTTACAAGAATTGAAACCCAATTCTGGAAGTTCGATTAAGGATCAAATTACAAGACTTGAACAGCGTGTCGATGATCTGTTTGTCTTAATCAGTAAGCGATAATTTTAATTATGGCGAACACTCGAAAACCTATCAAACGCAAAAAGATCAATCGTCGTGTCGTTCGCCAATCTCCTGAACCATTATCAAAGATCGATCAGCATTACACAGCATTACACGAATGCTACAAAGCAGCTAGAAAAGCAGGATTCACACCTGAGCACGCATTTTGGTTGATGACTGAACACAAGACATTCCCTGATTGGATTGTGGGCGATGGTGGGATCATCCCATCCATAGATCCAACTGACGATGAGGATGACGATTAATTAAAGCCAACCGCAGGTATCTTGTAACGCCAGATTTACAGATTCCATTGCACCATCCGAAGGCAGTTTCAAATCTGATTAAAATGGCAAGGCATGAGAAATTTGATTTTGTGTTAAATGTTGGTGATGAAATGGATCTTGGTTCACAAAGCCGTTGGGCAAAAGGGACAAAATTAGAGTTTGCAGAAACACTTGACGAGGAAAGAAAACTTGGTCAGGAAATACTTTACGACCTAGGCACGACAGATATTGTTAGATCAAATCATACGGATCGAATTTATCAAACCTTGCTCAAAGGTGCGCCATCACTTATTGGATTACCCGAATTGGCTTATGACAAGTTTATGGATTTCAGCAGCTTGGGCATTAGGTTTCATAAAAGAGCTTACGAGTTTGAAAAGGGTTGGCACTTGGCTCATGGTGATGAAGGCAACATGTCTAAGCATGCCGGCATAACTAGCCTTAATCTTGCCAAAAAGTGGCATTCTAGCGTAGTTTGTGGGCATAGCCATAGGCAGGGTGCAGTCCGACACCAAACTGGCTTAAACGGGCGTTATTCAACGATTTGGGGCATAGAAGCCGGTCATCTCATGGATATGCGTAAGGCGACTTACCTAAAATACAACTCAGCAGACTGGAATATGGGCTTTACTGTGCTTAGTTTTGGCAATAAGGGACATCAAGTTGAGTTGATTCCGGTCAATCATGACGGATCATTCACCTATAATAGACGGACTTATGGGTCTTGAAACCGATTATCACGAACGCACGATTGATGACCATATCGATGATTTTGAGGATATTAGCGTTATCTAATCGTTATACAACACTCCGAAAGAAAATAAC